TTCCTTCACCTAACTTAAAATATGTTGCATATTGATCAGTGGCAGCCCCTAAGTCTGTTGGCACAGTATACACACCATAGTGTGGTGTAAACACCAACTCTATTGTGTGAAATTCTGTGCAAACAAACTCAAAGGTATAGACGAGCGCACCAGACCACCAAGTGGCTTTGCATGAGTAATAACAAAGATTACTCAGGAAAACCTTAGGTGATACAGTGCTAAAAGCTGGACAAACGTCTATGCCAGGATCATATAGCTCAGGCACAGGTGAGATGTACCCACAAGCTATAACAGTGTTAACTGGGGTATTGGCTTGCGATATATAGATGAAATTATTCTGCCTTGCATTCATAGTCAAGGTAGAAGCACCAGTTGTTGAATTTATGGTGCCTATTGCATTACAGTAGCTAGGTTTTTGCCACATGTTACGCAAATCCATTTCATCTTCCCCAGTGCCAAAATGCTCTTCATCGGGCTGTTGTTCTGCCCGTTGTCGCATGTCAAGTCGTTTGGCGTAGTTCAAGCCAGAGCCATGCATAAAATTTGTTGTTGGCTCTTCTTCCATAAGTATCCGGAAAGTGGTAGATGGTTTATCCATCTCTCCGGGTATTGGCATTTTAACATCAGTTGTTGGAGATGTTGTTTGCGTATTTGTGGAAGTTTGACTGCTTGAACCACTCATGTCAGTTACTATTGTAGGAGCCCCTGGACTAAAACAGCTCGATTTTTCAGGAGCAGTTTCATTTGTTATAATTTCAGTCAGGTTGCCCATAACAATAGTATTGTGTCCTTTATCAACATTATGTGAGTCTACGGTGGTCGTATTAGTCTTATCATCAGATTGTTTTGATGATGAAGAACCTTGGCACTTAGCTGGTTCGTGCTTTATTTTAATATGAGGAAACATGGCTCTAATTTCTTCGATTGTCATTTCCTCATATTGTTCCGACTCACCACTTTCTGATATAGTCTCAAATTCAGCAGTAAACTGCTTAAGTCTCTCATAAGTTCTATCCCTCTCTGTGATGTTGAGTTCTTTCATATAAAGAGGATTGAACTTTCGCCTGGAGAGAACTTGCGAAATAGGCACGTGGAACTCTGAGTTTTTGAAAGATGCATACATAGTGATGTCAGAATATGCAACTGCATCTGATGGATCTGTGGCTAGTGGTATAACCACTAGAACATTCAGAGTTCCAACGAAATCAACATTGGGGTCAGGAGATACTATATTCATAAAAGAATTGATGTTATAAAAAGGTATCTCAATTGAACCCGATGAATGATTTGGGCCTAAGCCGAAGTTTGTTATAGTAGTAGCAGCACACAAGTTGGTTCCGTGTCGTCCTGCCGCTTCGGCTTTGTTCATTCCAGGGACAAAGGTGAAGAGAAGTTTCCCTTGTGATGTTTTCGGACCATTAGATGTCGCTTGAATCAATGTATGGAAACGAGCAAAAGTGAAATTTGCGAAAGGAACACTAACAGTGTTATTTTGAATCAAATCAAAAGGCACTGAGTATTGCTTTAACAAAGTCATAGATGTCTGCGTTGCCGTCCATTGAAAATGGTCGAATTGGGAAAATTTCTCTGCCATTTCAGGAACATTCCATGCTTGTTCAGGAATGATCCTCCGTGCTCGTGCATCACGAAAAGGTTGTTTATTCGTGACTGGAGCTCGCACGGTTGGCTCCGGTTGTAGCATAACTGTACCAAGGTGAGGCGTTCCTTCAACAATGGTATCAGTTGTTGGTGAAATTTCTGAAGACTCACAATGTGCTTCTTCATAAATACCTCCATGGATGGAATATTGATTTTTCAATTCCACCCAAGTTAATAGGCGTAATCTCCCTAATTCATTTCTCTCAGCATGCTGGATGCATGTCGAGCGAATATGTTCAAAGAATTCACGCCCATGGAAGAAGGCAAAACGAAGTGCGCAATTGATCCCATCTTGAGCTGTTAACCATTTATCTTGTCCAACGCTTTTCCTGTTCCAATTTATACATCCATAAATGGATGATTTATCGATACAGGCCAAGCGCCGCACACGATCAATGTCAGGGTCAATGCGAGTCTTTCTTTTCAAAAATGAGAATGTGTCTAGTGGTGCAACTTCAAACTCTTCACCAATCTCCTTGTCCGGCGGTAGTAATTCAATACCATACTGGGCAAAAAGCTTGGAAACAGTTTTCATATTATACCAACTAGCCACACTATCATGGACTGCAAGTTTTGCATCATCGCCATAAACTTTGATACGAACAAATTCCTCAAAGGAATTCATGGTCTTATATTGAGGTCCTGGTGCCAACTCCATCCACGCATAAGCAAAATACATCCAATTAACGAATGAATTGATT